TGGTTGGTATTCAGGTCGATCAGCAGGGCGCTGCCTGAAGCCAGATGCAGCTTGGACGGGTCACGTTGGACTTGGGCCGGGGGTTGTGCAGCAGCAGTCGACGGAAGGGTCGCGGTACCTGTGAGCAACAGCAGCAGGCTGAGGATGGACAGGGATGTTTTCACGTTGAGGCTCACTAAAAGTTGGTATGTCGTTGGCTGTGCAAGGGTTTTCCCCCAAAAAACCGCTGCATTGTGGAGTATGGCCTAAACCGTGTCGAATGCCTTATGACTAAAGGGCGTAACGTGAACGAAATTTAATCCTGTACCAATTCTGTACCAATTACCTGCTGTTCGAGCTTGGCCAATTCGGACCAATCGTTGGCGGAATTCAGCCACTTTGCGTACGTCGTCAACAGCACCTGAACCGAATGCCCGAGCTGCCCCGCGATGAAGGCAGGGTTCATCCCAGACATGAGGCACATCGTGGCATATGTGTGCCTGCAGTTGTACTGAGGGCGCGCAGGAATCTCCAATGCCGCGATAGCCTCATTGAAGTGTACCCCAGGAGTATCAGTGCCCTTCATGTACGGCGATGAGCCGGAAGGCTGAAAGACGTAGGATGACTCTGTAGAGACTCGGCGCTTCTGTCTGGATCGATAGTGTGCGATCTCCTTTGCCTTGGCCAGGGCGCCCAAAGCTCGACTGTTGAGCATCACGGTTCGGGTGTACTTCGTCTTTGTTCGTTCGACCACTTGCTTTTCCACCACGATCCGGCAGATGTGTGCCGTCCTCTTGTCGAAATCAATCTCGTCCCAACGCAACGCCATGACCTCTCCAGTTCGCATACCAGTGTAGAAGGCAAACTCATAGAACGCGGCGAATACCTGGTTGCATCGGGAGAAGTTCGCATACATCCACGCGATCAGAGCATCAGCTTCTTCCACCGTGAACGGGTCAACCTGCTTCTTGTTTTTCTGAGGCAGTTGGATCGCAGCAGCCGGGTTCCTGTCTACCACCTCGTCATACACTGCTGCTCGGAACATCGCCTTGATCCTGGCGATAGCGGCGCGTTTGACTGTCGAACTCTTCCACTGGGTCTTTGCGACCACCTCCCTGAGCACCATCGGTGTGACTGCCTTGATCGGCAGGGTTGCCAGGTGGGGCATCCAATAGTTGTTCATTAACCCCTTGTAGTTGACGCGGGTGTCGTGCACCACTTCCAGGCTGTTTAGCCAGGTCTGGGCGTACTCGCCGAACATGATTTCATTCACATGCGCGAGATAGCTGGACGTGGGGAATAGCTCGGCATACCGCTTCTCGTCCAGCACCCCGTGTTTGGCAAGGCTGATTACTTGAGCGCGTAAATCGGCTGCCGCTTTGATCCCCTTGGCGGTTTGGGGATGCGCGAGAGTTTCGGACCGACGCTCACCGTTCCAAGTAAAACGGATCCGGATGGATTTACCGATGAGTTCGACTCCAGTGGGTAGCCCCAGCTTCCTTCCAGCCACGCTTCATATCTCCTGATGCTGTAAAAAATCCGGCCGTCGATCTTCTTCCAGACCCCCTCGGGGATCACGCCGCGGCTTCGCTTACCTTCCAATGCGCGCTTGGTCGTTCCGACCAGCTCTGCCATCTTCTCCTCAGGGACCTTGTCGGATACATAGGCCACCGGCTGGCGATCTTCGTTTTGCATAATGGTCTCCACGCCGCCGGTGGCGGCAAGTTGGTGGTCAGGCGGGGATCTTCTCGAGCACGGCGTCAGCCACCTTGATAGCGGCCTGGGCGTCGTCGACGTAGGCGGGCGTGAAGCCTCCGGCGTAGTGGATCACTCGTTGGCAGGCATCCAGTTCTTTGCGCACCAGGCGCAGCGCCTGCACCACCTCTTCCTGCAGAGCGCCCTCGGCGCGGCCGACATCCCAGAACTCCTGAACCCAGTGGCCAGCAGGCGGAGGGTTGCTGTTCTGCTTGCCGAAAGCCATGGCTCCGAGGATTGCGTCACAGAGCAGGCGCTTGTAGATGTTCTCGCCATCGAGGCTGAGGCCACCGCGACGACGCAGAGTGCTCACGACCTCGTCGACGTTGAGGCCGCTGTCCTTGAGCACAATGTCGAGCTCTGGCTTGCCGGCGGTGTAGATCACTAGGGCCAACTTGGCATCAGGCCAGAGGTCGGCGGCCAGGCGCTCCAGGCAGTCGTTCGCGGTGTGGTGGAAGCGTTCTGTTGCGGACATAGGTCATCCTCGCCCGCGCATGTCGGCGGGCTCATGTGATTAAATTGGAGCTCTAAAGGAGAGGTGATATGGGCAAGGAAACCAGGAAGCCGTTCGGCTACGTAGCGGTCACACTGATACCCACTGGTATCGGGTTTGTAATGGGCGGTCTGCTGTCAAAACAGCCTGCATTCATATACAGCGGCCTTGGCTTGGCTATACCGGGGGTGTTGCTGGCTGCGACGCACTTCTTGGCGGTGCGTCGACGGGCTTGAGTTTTAGGGGATGGGGCTTTGCTTTTGGCTGCAATAGCGCTTTTAATCCACCCCTCACAATAACTAGAGGGATCTTGAAATGAATGATTGGGTGGACTTTTTCGAGGATTTTCCGGAATACGACGATTCCGATCTTAGTAGCAAAAAAAAGGGGCCGGCTTTGGATAGGGAGCAGGTCCAGCACAGGAAGAACGAGAGGGACGAAGTTCAAGCAATGCTTGATGCCGCTCTTCTTCAGAATCCCCTGAAGAAAGTAAGGTAGTTCGAGCTTGGGCGTCCGCATTAATGGGTTGCGGACGCGACCAGTTCCTTCGGCACCTGGACGGTATCGCCGAGCTTGGCTTTGACCAGGCCTCGACAGAAGGCAATTAGCGCAGTTGGGCCATAGCACCAGAATCCGGACCTTCCCGGGCCGGAGCTGTATCGGAAGGCTTCATCAGCCAGGTGGGCCTCGTAGTGCAGACCGCCATTGTGCTTGTCGATCAGCGGGCCGCCCTGGTCCCAGTTAGTGGATGGTCGAAACCCGAAGCCTTCGGATGCGCCGCGAATGCTCACGCTGGTGAAGACGCCCCGGGGACTGATAATCGTCAGGTGGTTCTCGGTGTCCTGCTTGTAGCCTTCGGCCATGGCCACCGCCCAGTCCAGCGGGGCACCGATTAGGTTCGATACCCTCACTTCGATCAGGTCGGTCATGGCTTCACCACCTGCAGTTTGCTACGTGCAAGATCAACCAATGCGGCCTCGATGCCGTCGTTGATGATCTTGGCCTGCTCGCGGCCGACCTGTTGATACATCGCCCCGTTCGCAGCCGACATGAAGCCGGCCCAGAGCTGCGCCTTTTCAAGGGGGCCAGAGAACCCATTGGCCTCTGCCACATCGTCGAAAGTGGGGCGGAGCATGAGCCACATGTCTCGTCCGAGTGCTGAAGGATCTGTCACAGCTGATACCTCTCATCAATCCAGCGCCCAGGCGCCAGAGCGGGTGTAGGTTCGGGTTGGGTTTCATGCGGGGAGAGCTGGCGCTCGTTGCTGGACGCCTGCGGCAGCCAGACCTTCACGCAGCTGATGGCGTTGTTGCCCAGCGAGTTCATGACGTAGCAGACGACTCCGCGGGGCTTGTCCTCGAAGGACCACACGCCTGACGGCAGTTCGGTTGCGCTGGCGCCGGTGGCCAGCAGCAGGAGGCAGAGGGCGAGGCGGGTCATGCTGGCACCTTGTGTCGGACCCATACGCAGATCGGGCCGTCCTCTGTGTCATGGATGGAAAAGATGAACCAGCCATCACCGGCCGGTTGCGTAGGGTTCCAGCAGGTGCAGTCTGCCGTTCCGTCGTGGTACCAGGCTGCTTGCAGGGTTTCAGATGCGTCGTACTCAAACTCAACCTGCTTAACGTCCAAGGCGCGATCATCGAACCAGGAATACGGGATCAACTCATCATCCGTGGAGGGCCACGCAGGGTGAGTCCAGAAGCCGTACTGATCACGCTCAACGGCGATCGGCTGAATCAGTTGCTTTTCTTCAGGCATGACTTCGTCCTTGGCCGCCATATCGCGGCAGTTAGTTGTACAAAATATTGATTTTGTAGAGGTTATTGGGCCGGTGGTCCGATTCAGCTCACAGTTCGGCCTTTACCGGTTGTGCACTGGTACCGCTTCGCTATGGTGGTCTTTGGCCCTAAACAAAAAGACATCAGTCCTAGGAGGCGGCATGCGCATGCGCGGCGACGTTTATTGGCAGTGGTCGGACCCAACCCTGCACCACCGGGACCATGACGAAACTCTCGATGACGGTACGTTTATCGATGTGCAGGTCCGGCTGTCTCGCACGGGCAACACGCAGATGTTCATCGGCGTCTATGCGTCCTCTGGTGCTGCGCTCCACGAGGAAGCTTTCGACTCCCGCCCAGGCGAATCGATGACCAGGGCATTGGCCTGGGGTGTAGGGCGTGCCCGCCGGATTGCCACCGAAGGCCTGGCTGCAACGGACAAGATTGCGGCCTGCTCGAAATAGAGGGGCGTGGGGTTACAGTTGGGTGGAGTACAAATGTGCTCCTATCAGCATTTCGCTACCGGGCGGTATTCGACTGGAGAGCGAGACCCTTCACGGCCTCGCTGTAGATGAACTTGATCTTTTCCCACGGGATCATGTGGCTCTGCCCGTACTCGCCTTCGCCGTCGCATATCTCGCAGCCTTCTGCCGGCTCTTCGAGTTCGCGGCACTCCGGGCATTCGCGTGTGACCTCCAGCTTGAACTCACCCAGCAGCAGGGCTTTGGCGCCGTTCTCGGCGGTAAGCCGCCTGGGCATGATGCAGTACCCTTCAGGAATCAATGCAGCCGGCACGCTAGTCTCGGCGCTGGCGTCAATACTGCGCGACTCGACCAGCTCGTTACGCAGCGATGCGATTAAGTTTTTCTGCTGTTCAATGACTGCGCGCAGCCGCTCAACCTCACCTGAGTCGGCCATCGGTCCAAGGCAGACCACAGGCTGGCCAACCTCTGAAGCATCCCGCTCTGCCTCTTCTTTGGTCCACCAGATGGCAGTACCAACCATCCAGGCTATTGGCTCGGGGTGGGGCTGCGGGTTTTGTACCAGGTCGGAAAGCGCGATGTCGGGCGCGGTGCACTGGGCGGCATCTATGGCTGCCATGGCCAAGGCGCGGTCCGTCATGGTTGGGACGCCCTTCAGTCTAGTGATGCACGCTGTAGCAGCTTCGACCTGCTGCTCTGTCCAGATGCTGCGCTCTACCAGCATGTAGACTTCGGGCACGCTGACCATCTCGGTGTTGCTGGATCGGTTTTCTTTGGGCATGGGGATACCTCAAGGATATAGTTCCGCCATCTGCAAGCGCACATGGAGTGAAGAATGTTCAACATGATGGGGGAGCCTGAAACTCCCGCGCGGTACAGGTCCACGACCTGGATGTGCTATTGCATTGTTTTGCTGCTGATCGGTATCGCAGCGGCTGCCCCACTTGTTTCGATGTTTGGCCAATGGATGGCTGAAGGTGAGAGCAGAGCGGTTTGGGTTCAGCGAAGCGGGGCTGTGACAACCCTTTTTTCGTTCATTGCTGGCGCTATGGTTCTGTTCGCGAGTGGTAGGCTCCATACGCCTGGATTCTGGGCAGACGAGAATCGGATTACCGTGCTCATGGAGTTTCGGGGCAAGTTCAAGCTTGCCGAGTCTGCCATCTTCACTCTGAGCGTCGTAGGGACTGTGATCTGGGGCTACGGAGACCTTGTCTACCGATGGCTGTCAGCTTTTTAATCGCCGCAGAAGCAGTCGATGTCTTCAGCGGGGTAGTCGAAGTCGAAATCCGTTTGCCTGGCGCGCTGGTCGGCGGACCAGGCCAGTGCCCGGTAGTTGGGGCGGTCCTGCCGAAACACCTGGCCGAATCGCTCCTCGGTGCCAGACCACCAGATCACCCTTGACGGGTCTTCCTCAATGGTCCGGATCAGCTTGACCTCGTTCTTTTTCCAGCACAGGTCGCAATTGCCGTAGTCCGAATCCATGCCCAGATCGAAAGGTTGCTCGGCCCAGAAGGCGGCCACGTCCTCTTTGATGATGCCGGCGACGTAGGATGGGCAGACGCTGTCCCAGCGGGCATTGCCACGTTCGTTGGCTGTCATCATCCGGCTGTAGCGGCGTGGCTCGTCGTAGCGGATGCCGACGATGCAGTCCCACTCGTCGTAGCCCAGGGCGCGCATGTGCTTCTCGCCGATCTTCACCTTCAGGTAAGCGGTGCACATGTTGTTGCTGAAGTTCGGAAGCACGGCCGGCAGGTTCTTCTCAGCCTTCCGGTACGCCTGGTAGTACTCAAGCATCATGGTGAAGGGCTCGCCGTTGCGGCTGGCCGTCTCGAAATCGACGATCTTGTACCAGGGCGCGTCGTCCGGCTGGCCGTACACCCGGCACCACTCCATCCAAACGATGTTGACGCCCCAGTGCTTGGCCATGGCGTCGATGAAGACGAGTGTCTCCTCGCGCTCCTTGCCGGTGTTCTGGAAAAAGGCGTGCACGTCTGCCGGTAGCTTGCCGCCGTGGGCCTCCAGGATTTTCCAGAGCATGTGCCCACTGGTGCGGCCACCACTGACGCCGATCTGCGCCGGCCCAGTGATCTGGTAGGGGTTCATCGTCATGAGCTTCCCAGCCTGAACTGTTCCTGGCCACCGTGCGCCATGGCTGGACTGAGCTGGACGCGCTGCCCGGCGAGCATTCCTGCAATCTGAGCGGCCATGTCGAACTCTACGGGCCCAGACTTGCGCTGCTTGCCAATCTCGCGGCCACCCAGGTACTGCTCGATCAGCGCTTTGTCCTGGCTTTCCACATGCACCAGGTCGCGCCCACTGGAGCACTGCTCGATAGCAGGATCTTCTTCGCCCCGCGGCACCAGCTCGTTGATCTTGCCGTGCACCACTGAAACCCACGCGATTGCGAAGTGATCGCCGGCTGTCTCGGGGGAGTAGGCGCTGCGGCGCTTACCACTCCTGACTGAGGCCACGTAGTCGCGGCGAGCCTGCGTCAGCTTGGTGAGCAAGGCCTCGTAGGCATACATCGCGATTTGCGGAGCAGGCATCACGCCTACGAACAAGGCCCGCTCAACCATTCGCCCGGACGACTCGCACCAGTGCTTATACGAGAGTGGTCGGCACCCGAACACCCTGGCCACTATGCCGCTTAGGTGCCGATCCCAGGTTGGCCGCCGATTTGCCCTTGACTTCTCCGACTGGACCTCATCCACGTCGCTCAGGCGCACATCCAGCTCGGTGAGGCGATACTCGCGCATCAGCGCCTGGGCCTGGCGCATCGCCGTGGCCGCCTCGTTCTCGTTCGAGCTTTTGGAAAGGGCCAGGCAGCGCTTGATCTTGCGGATGACCCGCTCGAGCTTGCTCTCGTCGTGCTGTTGTTCGGTCATGTTGGGATCCTCAGGTTCAAGAACGCGTTGAAGCGGTGCTGTAGAAGCGTATTGGCCAGATAACAGCCAACAAGTGATGCCATGTATAATGGCAATCTGAAGCAATTTTCAGCATGGAGCTTTGTTTTCATTTGGCTCTGGTCGATCTGAGTTGCGCTGAATTATTTTATTGATTATTTATGGGGTTGCCGCTTGCGAGAGATTCTAGAGATAGTTCTTGTGGTGTTTATAATTATGGTGGCGTTGATTTGTCTGTTGCAGTACTTCGGTGCTGGTCGAGGGGAGGATTTACGCAAGCTGCAGCCCTACAGTAATAGTGTGATTATTGGAGGGGCACTTATTTTAGGTGCCCTCGTCATACTTGTGTTTACTGTATTGTATGGGCGGCCGTTACGTATAAATAATGACATTGGTCAAATTGGCGACTTCATTGGCGGTTTGGTTAATCCTATTCTGGGTTTTTTAGGCTTGCTTGTGCTGCTAAGGACTAGCTTGCTTCAAACCATAGAGCTTAGAAAAACCACTGAGCTAATGGTGGAGCAAAAGAGGTTGATGGAAATTGAGAGGGTAGATACGGTATTTCACAAGTTTATGGAGAGGTATGAGCAGCGCGCGGGAAAAACCCTACGGGCAACTGATGGTGGTTTGTTAGTTAGTGCGAAAAAGCTTAAATCCCTCCTTGAGGGGCGCGAGTTGGTTGAATCGCTAAGCGGTCGAGAGAAGCTTAAAAAAATCGAAAAGCTTGTAGAGGCAGAACTCGATTTTGATGACCTGAAAATGTGCTTCGATTATGCCTTGAGGGTTTTTAATGTAATTTACAATGCACAAATTACTGAGCCTGAAAAAGAAGAATACTATTCTATATTTATAGAGTTTTTGGAGCCTATCGAAGCTATCCTGCTGTTAACGTTTGCCTTTGTCTATTGGAAGAAAAGTCGGAAGCGTTTCAGAAAGCACTTGGATATTGGTTCCTTTAAGGGCGAGTTTTTTTTGAGTGATTGGATCTATAACTATTACACCGGTGATGGGGCAGCGAATAGTGATTAAAAGGCATTGGGCGCGCAGACTAGGGCGCTCAGCTGCCTTCTATTTACTAAGGTCGTACACCCTAACCGCTGAAGCAGGAACCCGAAGTTATAGTTTCGTAAAGGCTGGTGGATGTAATTGCTGATTTGTTGTGCCTTATTTGTTCGCGGCGCCGGCCTCCATAGCATCCACGAACCGCATTGCTGTGCGGTAGCTGAAGGCAAATCCCTGCTTGGCGCCGGTGGCGATCTCCACTACATCCCACGTTGAGCCCTTGCCGCACACCTGGTAGCGCGGCGCTGTCTGGACGACCTTGGCATGGGCCTCGGCCCTCACTGATTTGCTGCGCTCGAGCAAGGCCGCGAGCACTGCAAGCTTCTGCTCGAAAGCAGGGTGCATTGCTGTCTGCATGGGGTGATCCTCGGTAGGGTCAGGCGTGGTACTCGAAGGCCTCGGCCTTGCGAACGATTCGAACTTGGGCGGTGCGGCGCTCCGGCGCGCGGCGGTCGCGGCGCATTGGGTCGCTGTCGTTGATGGAGGCATGCATTGCCACAAGACAGACCAGGGCGAGGCAGAGCGGAGTGATGATCTTCTGGTACGCCGCCTCTGCTACGAGAGCAGTTCGACGGCGAACCTTGAGCTTCAGCATCGCGTCTCCGAGGCGTTTTTCTACGCCGCTCTCGCTGATGCCGAAGCTTCTTGCGATTTCTTTGGTGGTAAGGCCTCGAGCAACCTCGAGAAGGCATTGCAATTCGCGAGGCGCCAGGCCACGGCCTAGGTGGCCGATCCATGCGCCGATGGTGATCGTGTCCATGATTTGCTCTTACGGGCTGGCTGCATTGGTCGTGACGCTCGCTGCCGTCTACCTCCCGGACCAAGGGGAGGGCGAACGTCACGACCGATGCAGTCGAAATAAGGTTAACGATGGTGAGTTTTATGAAGGATAAGGCTCACTGCGGTGAGCCTTAGAAGCCGCACGGGTGTGTGATCTGGCCGGCGCTGATCTCCGGCATTGGCGCCTAACTCGATATGCCTCAGTAGCTGCCAAACGAGGTGCGGTTTGCACATCAGCCTGCGCATTCAGATCACACACCGATGCAGCCTGGTGATGGGGAACCAGTTGAATCGGGCAGTTATCGTCAGGCTGACGCGGTGCTTCTGGTTCAGCTGTCAAAAGGTGGCTTTTCGCCGATACGCTTCAGCTTTTCTTGCTGGAATGCTTCGGCGATATCGAAAGCCTTGGCTGGCGCCACGCTGTGATCAGTTCCTCCCTGGCTCAGCAAGCCGATGAGGACCGCCATTGCATAACCTTCAAGGTCTTCATATTCAGAACGCTTCATAGCTTTCTCCTGGTTGATTTCCCGTCTGGCCCTGTCACCAAGGCCAGCCAGTGAAATCTGTGTTGCTCAGCAAACCTGCGGGTCGACATGTCGAGCGAGGAAGCTTGCTGTGATGCGTAACGTCCACCAGAACTCAATCGCCGGATTCACTCGGCGCCTGGTGGCTCGTCTGCTGGTTTTTAAAGAGCGGTGGCTGCCGGAGCTGCCAGCTCGATGCATATGCAAGCGAACTTGCATTAATAAAAGCATGCTTGTTTTTTAAATGCAAGCACGCTTGTGTAAATTTCTCTTACTGTATGGATGTCCAGTATGTAGGAGCTTTCGGATGTCAGCGCAGGAAAGAGCAGTTCGTATGGAAGAACTAACGAGCCTTGAGAGGCTGGGCTTGAGGGTTTCAGCGATGATCAACGCGCCGCTGGCGCAGCACGGAAGAAAGGTGCTAATCCATCGCCTGGACACGGACAGCGATCAGGACTGGGAGGCGATCATGGAGTTGCTAGCGCAGACTGACGGCCTGGACATGACGTTCTGTGACGACGGATCGGTGATCCTGCAATGGGATGCGCCGACGGATGACGATCGGGTGATCGAAAGGGAGGCGGAGTTGGACCTGGTGCGCCACGAAGAGGAGGAGGCGCCTTTCTGACGCAGCATTGTCGGGCGGCGCGAGCCGCCCTACCAATGAGGCTATTCGCCGGTGGACGGGGCGATTGAGAATGGGGTTATTGTGTGGGCCCGGCCTTGTTCGAAATCTGCGCGCGCGGTTTGCAGCTTCGACTGGAACGCTTCTAGCTGAACTCGAGTCTTCGCTTTGAACTCTTCTGAAGAGCTTTTATCCTTTAAGTCTCTTTTGCAAATCTTAATTGAGGATTTCAAACCTGCGATAAGTCTCGTAAGCTCTGCCGGATCATCAGCGCGAATGTAAACTTTTAAAAGCCACAAAGATAAGAATGGCGAAATGATACCGCTGGATGCCATGATTCCCTGAGTAACTTCTGGAATTCCGATCACGGCTGTTATAGCTAGAGCAGCACCGTTCACCACCGAGGTGGAGAGTGCCATGAACATGTTATTATTCATTGCGCTGTCTCCAGTTTCATAAGCTCCTCAGGTGACAGCTGTCTAAAAGTCGGCCTTCTGAAGATCGACTGCTTTACATAGTAAGCTTCGGTAATTGATCCATCGGACTGATATTGGATGATTGTGTCGCGAGGAAATAAGACATAAGAGAAATGTCTTACTACCTTTCGTAGGAAGATTAATATTAGAGGCGAGCCAAGGATAAGGACAAGCCATCCTGCTGCCTGTGCCACCATTAACATTGACCACATAAAGGCCTCTGCGATTAGTTAAGTTCGTTGATGACTCGAACTATATCATATTTGGTTTTGATGCCACTAATATTAATTGTTTCAGTTTTTTCAAGTTCGACAGTGTAAAGCTTATCTTTCTGGAAGGCCTCTTCATTGGCAGCTACCTTAGCCATGAATTCGTCGTCTCTGATTGTTACTGAAGCTTCAAGGCCGTCGGTACTTTGAATTGTCCAGCCACGACGACTTTTGAAGTTAAGTTTAGTGAAGTGTACTACCTTCTGCGTCGTTTCTTTGGTTTCTTTCTCAGTGACATCCGACCGGACGGGAGTGAAGCTCTTGATTTCAGGCTCGGCAAGAATCACTTCTGTCTCATTAGAGATGAAGGCAATAGTGGCAGCATCCCTGCCTTGTAATGGAGCTTGAACTACCTTATGAAGAGCTTGGCGGATTTCTTTGCTTGAGACGAGTTGGGCCACATGGGCATTAGTCTTGATTGGGCCGTCTGCTGTTATTAAAGTTGCTTCTTTGGTTTTTGCGTCAACAATCACCCTGTCAATCTTGGTGTCTTTCAGGCGATCAATGATGCCTAGTGCAGTTGCAGCGCTCGCCATAGCTCCAGCAACCCCGATACCTATGCTCTTCATAACCGTCATTGTTGTCAGCGGGTCTGCCACAATGGCGAAAACAATTTCGAGAGAGCCTTCTTTCGCTGGGGCGATTACCTTTAGCTCCGCCTCGGACGCTCCATTGCTAACAATGTTAGCCGCCTTGGTGATCAAGTCGTGCATGCCGATGATGGCATTGCCAAGGTCTTTTGCATTGATCTTGTGGTTTTCGAGGTCGCCAGTGGCGTCATAGGAAATGGTAAATTCCGTTTGAGTATGCTTGTCCATCTTCTGCCCTAGCTATTAAGTGTGTTTGTATTTTTATACCTTGTTGGCGTTCCAGACCAACAGGACTTTGGCATGCACGGTAACATCTTCGATTCGTGCGCTCTGTTTTTCGTAGTGCTTGTTGTCAGATATTAGCCAGATGTGGTCTTCATCCCTTCTTTGCAGGCGTTTTATGAGTAAGTCGCCATGCCAAGTTAGAACGTAAACTCCTTCTCCTTGATAATCATTGACTCCCCTGTCAACGATCACAGGATCTTTATCGTTGATCGTCCCTTCCATGCTCTGACCCCAGCCGGTAATTACCGCGAGAGCTTGAGCGGCGGTGTATGTCACCCCTTTTTCGCGAAGCACTTCCTCTCGGATAACGACATTTCGGATTACCTCGTCGTACTCGGCCGGCACCTGGCCGTGGCCCATGGCTGCCCTGATGTCGTACTGCGGGATGGAAATATCGCCCTTGGTGACAGAATTGGCCGTGATCAAAAAGCCGCTCTCCTTCTCACCTTGCGGGTCATCCTCGACCGCGCTGACGATGCGCTGCCTGGCCTCAGCAGTCAGCCCTTTCCCGTGCTTTTCGAGCATCTTTCGGACTGCATCAGCGGCGGTGGTAGGTGCGATTGCTTCCTTCGCTTGCTCTTGCTTACTGGCGCCTTTTCGCGGTGGTTCGCCTTTTCCTGACAAAAGCCAATCAACAGTCGTGTCGTACCCATCGGCAAGCGCGACAAGATTTTCGTTCTTGATGTTTTCGGTATCACCGGCGAACCACTGACGTACAGCCTCATAGCTGATGCTGCAGGTGTTCGCGATGTCGCGTTTGACATTGCGAACGCCCAGTTCGGGGCGCCGGGTCAAGACGAGCTTGGTGATTCGATCAGTAGTTTTCATTCGCGCAATCTACAAGGTTGCTTGTCAAGCATGCTTGTTTTGAATATGCAAGCATGCTTGAATGTCGGGACGAGCAGAGGAGGTCGCCATGACCAAAAGCCAGGCAATCCAACATTTCGGGTCTATTTCCGCCCTGGCGAAGGCGCTAGGGGTGACCTATGAGGCCGTCCGCCAATGGGCAGACGTTCCTGAGCTTCGCCAGTACCAAATCGAACGATTGACCAAGGGCGCGCTGAAGGCAGGTAAGACAGATGCCGCTGCGTGACCTTGTAGAAATTCTCAACTATCTGGCGTTGCGCCAGTAGTGGGGCCGTCCAGCTGTTCAGGCATCCAGTAGCCAAACAGAGGACGAAAAAAAACCGCCTGGCAGGGCGGCTTTCTCTACAGCTTCAAAACGAGATCAGAGCATGACAAACATCGTCCCACTTGACAAGTCCAGGGGGTTCACCCGGATGGACAACCAGCTCATGGATGGCCTGCTGGCTATCGATCTCCCAGCGCGGGAGATGAAGATTGTGCTGTACGTGGCCAAGGCCACCATCAACTTCGGTGCTGGCGCCCAGCGTATTCCGGCTACCGACATCGCGAAGGCCATAAACGCTCATCCCGACACCGTGTCGAAGGCTGTTTCTAGCCTTCTGCGCCGCCGCGTGCTGTTCCGAGAGGGTGGTGCTCGTGGCGACCTCGGCGTGAATGATCCGAAAGACTGGGTATACGTTCCTGATCCGAAACAGACCAAAGCAGCCGATTCGGCTCAAGTGGTCCGAATCGGAGAAGAGTCGAAACAGACCAAAACCGCCGATTCCCTTCTTTATTCTAAGAAAGAAACCCCCTATGTAAATCTTCCTTCGGAAGATGTTACATGCCCCCCCTGCGAATCGGAGCCGAATCCGGCCAAGGATGAGCGCAAGGCGCCCTTCGGTAAAGCCGCCATGCTGGCCGACAATCCGCACGGGCTCGATGAATCCCTGATCGCTGATTACTTGGCGGTCCGCAAGTCCAAGGGAGCCCCAATGAGCTCCCGGGTTTGGACGCGCTTGAACGACAAGCTTCGCCAGTGCCTGGCCTTCGGTATCCAGCCTGCCCAGGTCATGGAAATCGTCATCGAGAGCGGGTGGCGCAGCTTCGAGGTGGAATGGATCACCAAGCGATTCGCCGCCAAATCGCCCACACCGGGCAAGCCAAACAGCCGTCATCACGGCTTCAACGATCGCGACTACCACGATGGCCTCATTCCACGGGAGGATGGCTCGTATGCGTTCTGAAAAAGTTGTCCACCTGTCGAGCATTGCCGGCCCGCAGGTCACCTCCATGGCCATGTGCGAAGAGCATGGCCCGTATGAAGCGACTACCCACCAGGTGCTCAGCCACACCTTCCGATCGCCGTGCCCAGGCTGCAAGGCGGCGCAGGTTGCCAAAAGCCAGGCCGAAGACGTCAAGCGTCAACGTGTCGATCTGGCCTACAAGCTGGGTGACTCGCTGATTCCAAAGCGGTTCAAGGACAAAACCTTCGACAGCTACGCGGTGAGCTGCGACGGACAGCACAAGGCTAAAGCGCGCTGCGAGCGGTATGCCACAGAGTTCGAAGCGAACCTGGCGTCGGGCCGCTGCCTGATCCTGGTGGGCAACCCTGGCACCGGCAAAACGCATCTGGGGGTGTCGATCGCCCAGGCAGTCATGGCCAATTCCACCCATACCGCTGCCTATCGGACCCTCGGCGGTATTCTGCAAGCCATCCGCGCCACTTTCGATGGCAATTCGGGCCAGACCGAGGGGAGCATCCTTGACGCGCTGATTCGCCCGTCGCTGTTGGTGCTCGATGAAGTAGGGGCGAGCAAGGAGGCCCCGAGCGATTTCGAACTGAGCCGGCTGTTCTCGATCATCAACGGCCGCTACGAGCGGATGCTGCCGACCATCGTGATTTCCAACCTCGGCGCGAAAGAGTTGCCGGCGGCAATGGGTGAGCGTTCGGCTGATCGCCTGCGGGAAGGCGGCGGCATCGTTCTGCCGTTCGACTGGTCATCCCACCGTGGTCGGGAGGGCATGTGATGCGCCAGACCAAGCTGACCAAGGCCGCGCGCGGCCGGGAGTGCCAGGTGCGTATTCCTGGAGTGTGCAACGGCAACCCTGAGACAACCGTCCTGGCTCACTACCGCCTGGCGGGCACCTGCGGCATCGGCAAAAAACCACACGACCTGCAAGGCGCCTGGTCCTGCAGCGCCTGCCACGACGCCTGTGACGGCCGCAGTCGTGACGTGGATCGCGCCACCGCTCGCCAGTACCACGCCGAGGGCGTCATGCGCACCCAAGCGCTGCTGCTCAACGAGGGGGTGCTGGTCGCATGAGTAGTCTCGCCCTTCGCCCGTTCAAGGCCAAGCCGGCCCGCGCCAAGCCCGTCGACCGGGAAGGGCAAGAGCAGGCCGCGCTGATGCAGGAGCTGCAGCTGCGCTACCCGCAAGCCTACAAGCTGATCTACCACGTCCCGAACGGCGGTCACCGGCACAAGGGCGTGGCGCTGAAACTCAAGGCCCAGGGCGTGAAGGCCGGCATCCCCGACCTGGTGCTGACCATGGCCCGTGGCGGGTACTTCGGTCTGTACATCGAATTCAAGGCGACCGTTGACCCGGCGCCTGTCTCCTCCAGCCAGCAAGCGTGCATTCGCCGGCTGAACGACCAAGGCTACCTGGCCGTTGTGTGTCAGGGGCATTTCGACGCCATGGAGTGCCTGAGGGCGTACCTGGCCCTGCCAAAAACGGAGGTTGCAGCATGACCAACACCGCCGCTGTGAAAATCAGCGATGCAGAGATTCGCCGGCAGGCCGCCGGCCAGGTGCGCGACCTACGCGCTCTGGGCAATCACGGCCTGTATTTCCGGTTTCACCGGTCCCGTGAGCGCGGGTCCTGGTACCTGATCCACAAGGGTAAGTGGAATCTGATCGGCTCATACCCTGAGCTGAGCGCTGCCAAAGTGGCGGCGGCACTGCCGGATATCCGCTTGCGCCTCGAGGCCGGCGAAAGTTCGAGCCTGTCGAGTTGGGTGCTGACCGGCGAACTGCTGGCCTGGTTCGCGGAACGCATGTCCCGTGACCGCAACCTCTCGGCCAAGCGCAAGAGCACGGCGGCGTCGGCGATCAAGCAGCACCTGACGCCGCGCCTGGGCGAAACGCCGCTGGCTCAGATCGACAAGGCGCTGCTCGACCGCGAGTTGATGTGGCCGTTGCAGGAGTCGCTGTCGATCGACTACGTGCGTCTGGTGTATCAGCTCCTGGCTCTGGCTTTCCGCCAGGCCTTTAAGCTCGAAAAGATCAGTACCAACCCTATGGCAGGTATCCGCTTCGGCGACTTCTCCAAGGCCAAGGTCACTGTCAAACCATCGCGACTGCGGGGTGTGCACCTGGAGCAGCTGGTAGCGCGGCTGCTCAGCACGCTAGCCCAAAACCCGCAACATGGCGTGCTGGCGTTGATGATGCTGTTCCATGGAACGCGTCTGGCCGAGACCCGCATGGCTCGATGGAGCCACATCAGCCTGGCTGAGCGGGAGTGGTTCATTCCGGCCGAGCACACCAAAACCCGCGTTCAACATCGCCTGCCACTGACCGCTCAGGTGTGCGCCGTGCTCATGGCCTATCGCGAGATTCAGCGCAGCGAGGGTTATGACGGCCAGTTCCTGTTCCCGGGCAGGAAGGGCAAGCCGCTGGGAGAGGTTCAGGCGTGGATGGTGTTCGAAGCAATCAGTGAAGGCGAGTGGACCAGCCACGACCTGCGCAAGCTGGCTCGCACCTGCTGGGCTGACTTGGGCGTTGACCACCTAGTGGGCGAACTACTGGTCAACCATGCCATGGGGCACAACGTGAAGGTGTACATCCAGTCCGACATGATGGCCCGCAAGCGCGAGGCGCTGGAGAAGTGGCATGCACACCTTGATCAGAAAGGCTTCACCATGATTCGCGGCTTGACCCGCTTTAGATCCGTGGATTCAGGTAACTCCGCCGAGGCCTTGCAGAGCGCGGGCTGCGCCGACATTTCGGAATCAACCATAAGCGAGGATTCGAAATGAATATTTCCGAGCACGGAGCCGTCGCCTTCCTCTACGGCGTGAATGGTCGAATCGTCGGACAGGTGATCATCGATGAGTGGTTTGGCATGGACCTCGGCGAGGAAGTGACCGTGGAGCCGCAGGAGGGAGGATTGTTTGGCCTGGAACAGTTCGATAAGCCGATTGTGGCCGGCAGGGCTGTGGTGCCGCGTAGCCGTGCGACCCAACCTTGGCTTCGGGCCAAAAAAGGGCGTGCCCGCCAATGAGAAAAAGCCACGGCCCAGCTTTCAAGAAGGCCGTAATTGAATTGGATGTATGCCCTTTGTGCCGTGGGAGAGCGGTCACCAAGGGCTTGTTTCACGAACTGCCATGCGACCACTGCAATGCCTCGGGCTGGGTAGTGGCTGCAACAGGCGAGGCCCTGGCCCTGGATGAACTGGTGACCCAGCTCAGCATGAGGCTGCAGGCCGCGACACGGCAGATCGAAGAGTTGAAAAGACCTCGGGCCGGTGGGCCAGAGGCTGGATATCAGGATGGCAACCGGCTCGGCGCCGGCGGCACCAACTACACCGGGGATTGAGGGGAAGGACATGGTTTACAGCAGCGTATCGGGTGCAGTAGTTGCCGCTCTGGCGGCGGGCGAGAAAGGATCGGCGAAGGCCCAGGCCTGGCAGAAACTGTACAAATCGGCTGAGGAGGAGGGTGGGTGCTTGGCATCGCTGGGCGGCAGATCGGGCGGCATCGACCGAACCCAGATTGATTACTGGTTGTCGGCCCGCCTGCACCACATGCTCAAGGGTAGGCACTGGGATGCACTGGTCGCCAAATACAGCACCAACAAAGCGAAGAAGGTGCAGGCCATCACGCTGGTGCGACCATTGATCGCGAGCCCTGCGCCTGCGTTGTTCATCTACAAGGCGGTGACCGCCTGGGCGATCCCGAAACTAAAGGGCGCGCGCCGCAAGGCCCCGCAATCTGTATCGGTGGATGTCCCGCTGGATGCGTCGTCGTGGCGCCGCGAGGCCACAGTAAATGCTGCGGTGGCCGCTGGCCAGGCTGCGCGGAAGCGCATCGAAGCCATGGAAGAGGATGTAATCATCCTGCCGGACAGCTTCTACGACATGAACACCTGGGACCTTGACGCTACGCCGGAGTCCACTCGGCGCCGCTGGAGGGCGGGCATCAACGAAAAGTTAGATGGAATGGTCGATGACGCCTTGATTGCCGTTGAGGAACTGTTGCGCTATGAAGGGCTGCTTGTGGAAAATGTTGCGTGAATTCCACGTTCAGAGGCGCTTATGAAAATTGCATCGGCAAATGTCAGAACCTTTGTGCCAGAGCGCTGGAATGAAGGTGATTTTTTCAAGAAGTTCTACGCGGGCACTCATCATCTGAAGCCGGATGCAACGAAGGCTTTGAACGGGGTTTCTAATCACTTTCGAAAGGCTTCTATTCTTTATGGATTGGCAATCAAGATATTGCCAAATATGCAGATTGATGAACAGGAGTTGATCAGTAGAGGCCATACCTCAGCGATCAATGGGGCTGAGTTGTCTGCAGTTTTGGAAGAGGTCTTCACGGAGCTGTACGCATCAGTGGAGTGTGTACGAAAAGTAATTACAAGCATCTATGCTGGAGCACCCAAGCTCCCCACTGATTCGACTCGTAGATTCTTCGATAGGGTTAGCAAAGACGAGGTTGGACCTCCTTTCCCTCCAGAGCTGGTCAGTGCCGTAAAGTCTTGTCATTGGTATGCTCAGCTCAGAGTTATACGCGACGAGCTGACACATGCCGATATAGGGCACTGCACTCTTGATAGGGAGAAGAATACGATCACTTATCTTCATCGAGGAATCAAGGGGGGTGGGTCCGCTTTTGTTCTGAAAGATGTCATGGAGCATATTGATGTTTTGGCTGCGAATATTAATGACTTCATAGAGGCAGTATTCCGTTACCTTAATGCTCAACTTGTGCCGATCGAGGTTGACGAGGTTTGTGGTTTCTTCAATGGAAGAGTCTACATGCGTAAGCTCCCGCATGATCGCTCCGTTAATTTCCACTCAGGAAAATGCGCTTCGTTTGACTGGTTTGATAAAACTGAGGGCTTTAGATGCCCTTTTGCCGACAACTGCGGGGCTTATCACGCTGCGCAAAAAGAAAATGTTGACAGTCCGTGATCGATTGAGCGAAATTACCACCATCCTGTCATTCCTGCGCACGTTTAGGACTGACCCCCGAAAGCCCGGCCATTGAGTCGGGCTTCGTCGTTTCTGAGCCCTGGCAAATGCCGGGGCTTTTTTATGGAGCAGTGCTTATGGCGGAGCCAAGTACCGGCGCCCTCGCAGTGACCGGCGTACTTGCCAGCGTCGGCCTGGGTGCTGCATTCCCCCAGCTAGATCTCGCCGCACTGGTTGGCGCGTTCGGCGGGGCTTTCTTCTACGTGGTGTTCGCCAAGGACATCAGCACCTGGCGCCGTGTCGGCTATCTACTGGCTGGCTGGATCGGTGGCTACTTCGGTGCAGCCGAGCTGATGGGCCGGGCCTGGACCCAGACCGCCGGCTTCAGCGCATTCGTATGCGGCGTGCTCTGCGTCGTCACATTCTCTGGCTTGCTGGAGTGGATGCAGACCGGTCGCATGCCTACCTGGCTGCAATGGGTCTTCCGACTGCGCGCCAGGAAGGAGGGTTGAATGGTTGCCGTTATCCAGGCCGCATTGTGCGCCGTCATCTTCGTGATGATTGGACTGCGCTACCGGCCATACCCCGAGGCTCGCTACAAGCTAAGTGTGTCGCTCCTGGCCTGGGCTGCCTGCGCCATTACCGGCATGCAGTGCGTCAGCCTCATCGGCCGCATGGTGCTACACGATGACTTTGCTGATGCATCCTGGTTCAACACTGCGTTCTACCTGCTGGCAGCCTTCCTCGTTTGCCGGGCCAAGGGCAACGTGGCCAAGATCGTTCGGATTGACTGATGGCAAGGCTCAAGACGCTAGGCTCCCGCATCAAGGAGAGCGCAGGCTCAAGGGTCAAGGTGATGTCGCCTGGCAGCTGGCGTAGCGGAATGACCAGCTCCCAGCGTGGTTACGACTACAAGTGGCAGAAGGCCCGCGAGCAGTACCTCAACGATAATCCGCTCTGCGTCTTCTGCGAGCGGAACGGACGCACTGCCGCTGCAAAGGTGGTCGACCACATCATTGCTCACCGTGGCGACATGACTCTCTTCTGGGATCAGGCCAACTGGCAGAGCCTCTGCAAGCCTTGCCACGACTCGGTCAAGCAGGCCGAGGAGGCAGCTGGCCTGGGCGGCTGAGTCATCCGGGGATCGTCGGAATCCATCCGAGCGGCATAGAGGCACGTTACTGACATGCTGCTAAGGGGTAGGGGGGTCAAAAGCTAGGGAGTTTCATCTAGCTAGACCGCCACCGACCCCACGTAGACATTTTTCTCCCCCCTAAAGGTTTTTGTTAATGGTGTTAACAGACAAACAGCGACAGTTTGTTGACGCTAAAGCCCGGGGTGCGTCCAACAAAGAAGCGGCGGAAGCCGCGGGTAGCAAGCCCTCGACGGCTGCTGCCGCTGGTTCGCGCTGGGCCAATGATCCCAAGATTGCATCCGCAATTTTGGCTCGCAGAGCAGAGCTAAGTGTTAACCCTGAGCCGAAAAAGCGGCGCGGCAAAGCGAAGGCCGATGAAGCCAGTGCGGAACCAGTCGAGATCAATGAGGCCGATGGCGAGTTCCTCAGTTGTCTGCCTTCCACTGATGATCCATTGGTCTGGCTGCTCGCACTGATGAACGAGCCCCGGGCGAAGGTCTTTGATCGCCGCAATGCTGCGCAGACCGCCGTGCCTTACATCCACGGGAAGAAGGCGGAGGCGGGCAAGAAAGAGCAGAAGGCGGAGGCCGCGAAAGAGGCGGGCAGAGGCAAGTACTCCCAAAGCAAGCCGCCACTTACCGTCGTCAAGGGGTAGCGCATGCTTTGGACCACGGCCTGCCCTGATTGGTGGCGGCGTCTGGCTGCCAGCGAATCCATCATCCCTGAACCGCTCTTTCCCCAGGAGGCAGAAGACAGCCTCGAGGTTTTCAAGGGGCTTCGCATTGTCGATGCCCCTGGCAGCCCAACTATCGAAAGCGCGTGCGCCCCATGGGTGCTCGCTTTTGCAGGGGCGGTGTTTGGCAGTTACAACAGCGAAACTGGTGAACGCCTGATTCGGGAGTTCATGCTTTGCATCCCCAAGAAGAACAGCAAGTCGACTATCGCTGCGGCAATCATGCTGACGGCTTTGGTCCGTAATTGGCGGATGTCGGCAGAGTTCATCATCCTCGCGCCGACCAAGGAAATTGCGGACAACGCCTTCGTGCCGGCCAAGGACATGGTCAACAACGACGGGGAACTGAAAGATCTGCTGCATGTGCAGCCACACCTGCGACTGATTACTCACCGGGAAACGGGAGCCACGCTAAAGGTGGTTGCCGCTGACAGCGACGTAGTCGGCGGCAAGAAGGCGGTGGGCGTGCTGATCGATGAGGCCTGGCTGTTCGGCAAGAACCCTAAAGCGGCAGATATGATTCGGGAGGCCACAGGTGGCCTGCTGTCGAGGCCCGAAGGCTTCGTCATCTGGCTGACCACGCAGTCGAACGAACCGCCCGCAGGTGTGTTCCGGTCGAAGCTGAACTATGCCCGCGGCGTACGTGATGGCCGCATCGACGACAATCGATTCTTGCCGGTCATCTACGAATTCTCCAAGGAGATGATCGACAGCGGCGATGCTCGCAAGCCGGAGAACTTCCATCTGGTGAACCCCAACATGGGGTTCTCGGTCGATCGTCCAACGCTTGAGCGCTTGTTCATGCAAGCGGAGATCGACGGAGAGGCGGAGCTGCGTGGCTTCCTGGCCAAGCACCTCAACATTGAGATCGGCTTGGCGCTTATGTCTGACGCCTGGGTTGGTGCCGAATTCTGGGAGCCCCAGGCCGCCAGCTGGTTGAGCCTGGACGAGATCCTTGATCGATGCGAGGTCATCGACGTCGGTGGCGATGGCGGCGGCCTGGACGACTTGCTTGGTCTTGCAGTTGTTGGGCGTGAAGCGGGCACTCGTCGCTGGTTCCACTGGGCCCATGCCTGGGCACACCCTTCAGTGCTAGAGCGGCGCAAGTCCGAAGCCCCACGCCTCAAGGACCTTGAGGCGATTGGTGACCTGACCCTCGTCAAGCGGATCGGCGACGACGTTGAGGAATTCGCTGCCATCGTCAAACGCATCAACGAGACAGGTCTGCTGGACAAGGTCGGTCTCGATCCAGCGGGAATCGGCTCTGTTCTCGACGCCTTAGCTGATGCTGGGGTCGAAGAAGACAAGATCGTCGGCATCTCTCAGGGCTGGAAGCTCACAGGCGCGATCAAGACGACCGAGCGGAAGCTCGCTGAAGGCTCTCTGTTGCACTGCGGTCAGCCGCTCATGGCATGGTCCTGCGGCAACGCCAAAGGGGTGCCATCGGCCAACGCCTTCTTGATCACCAAGCAGGCCTCGGGCACAGCGAAGATCGACCCGCTGATGGCTACATTCAACGCCGTTTCTCTGATCAGCCTCAATCCTGAGGGGCGCGGGGGAATGGACAATTTCATGGCAGGCATTCGGGACCCACTGATCGCATGAACGCATTTCATATTTTCATCGCCTGCGCAGTGGTCGCTTTCTGCTTGGCATGCAGCGGGGTCTGGATGCTGGCTGGTACCGGCTGGGCTTTGCTGGCTGGATCGCTGAGCTTCTTCTGCATCGCTGGCTTCATCCGCAGAGGGCTTGTCAGTGATTAAAACCCTATCCCAGGCTTTAGGCGCTGCTGCCACCAAGCCCTCAGCCAGTATGAGCGAATGGCTGGGCAAGACTATCAAGCTGTCGGATGGAGGTTTCTGGAGTGCCTTTAATGGCGCCCAGTCCAGTAGTGGTAAGTCAGTCAGCGTCGACAAGGCCATGCGCTTGTCCACCGTGTGGGCATGCGTCCGTATCATCTCGACCTCGGTAGCCGGCTTGCCGCTGAGCATCTACCGGCGGATGCCCGATGGTAGTCGAGAGAGTGCCCGTGATTTCCCGCTGTACGACGTTGTGCACAACAGCCCCAACGAAGACATGGCTGCCTTTCATTTCTGGCAGGCAGTCGTCGCCTCGATGCTGCTGTGGGGCAACGCCTACTGCGAGATCCATCGCTCCGCTGGGCGCGTCATTGCCCTGGACTTCCTGATGCCGTCGAGAGTCGACCTTGAGTTCGACGACGATGGACGACTCAGGTATTTCTTCAGGCCCCGAAAGGGAGCGCGCCGAGAGATCCAGCGGCAGGACATGCTGCATATCCCAGCCTTCACCCTGGATGGCCGAGTCGGGCTTTCTGCTATTCGGTACGGCGCGGATGTGTTCGGTTCTGCGATGTCTGCAGACGATGCCGCCAACAGCACCTTCCGCAACGGCATGATGCCCACAGTCGCGTTCTCGGTCGACAAGACGCTTAACCCGGCTCAGCGCGTCGAGTTCCGTGAGTACGTTAAGACCATCTCCGGGGCATTGAATGCCGGCAAGAGCCCAGTGCTTGAGCAGGGCGTGAAGCCGGAGATGATCGGCATCAACCCTGCCGATGCGCAACTGCTGGAGTCGAGAGGACACAGCATCGAGGAAATTTGCCGATGGTTCGGCGTTCCGCCCTGGATGGTGATGAAGACCGACAAGGGCAGCAACTGGGGCACCGGCCTGGAGCAACAGCAGATCGCGTTCCTTACGTACTGCATCATGTCCTTCACAGCGCCGATCGAGCAGTGCGTGAACAAGTGGTGCATGACGGCGGTTGACCGGATCAAGTTCTACGCCGAGTACTCACTTGAAGCGTTCCTGCGCGCGGACAGCGCTGGTCGGGCAGCCTATCTCAGCACGATGGGCCAGAACGGCTACCTGACTCGAAACGAAGGGCGGCGGAAAGAGAACCTGCCAAGCATGCCTGGTGGCGACGTGCTGACCGTGCAATCGAATCTGGTGCCGCTGGATCAACTGGGCAAGCAAGACGATGGGCAGGCCGCAAGGGCCGCACTGATGAACTGGCTACAACAGCCGGAAAAGTAAATCTCGGGAGTAATCCATGAAACACAAGATCCAGTCTCGCGGCCTGCGCAGCGAGATGAGCCCGCGCGCGCTCGAGAAATGGAACCCCGCGATCCAGGCGGCTGTTGAGAACACCTCTGACACCATCACGGTGTACGGCGTGATTGGCGAAGACTGGTACGGCGAGGGCGTCACGCTGAAGCGGATCGATGCCGCGCTGCGTTCCATCGGTGAGCGCGATGTGACCGTTTACATCAACTCGCCAGGCGGCGACATGTTCGAAGGCATCGCCATTTACCACCGCCTCCAGGAACACAGTCACCAGGTCACCACCAAGGTCCTCGGGATGGCGGCCAGCGCGGCGTCGATCGTCTTCCTCGCGGGAAAGAAACGAGAGGTGGCCAGCAGCGCCTTCCTGATGATCCACAACTGCTGGACTTGGCTCGCCGGCAATCGCCACTACCTCCGCGACATCGCCGCCGACATGGAAGAGTTCGATGCCGCGATGGCTGACCTCTACGCCGAGACCAGTGGGCAGACAGCAGAAGACATGGCCGAACTGATGGACGACGAAACCTACATCCGCGGCAAGCGTGCTGTGGAGCTCGGCTTGGCAACCGGGCTGTTGTCGTCCACCGAGGTCACCGAGCGCGAAACCGAAGACGCCTCCCAAGCAAATGCACTCAAGGCCATGGATGTAGCCCTGGCCAAGGGCGGCATGCCTCGCTCCGAGCGCCGAGAACTCTTCGCCAGTTTCAAGTCCGGCATGCCTCGCGCTGCCGGCGGGGGTACGCATAACGCTGCCCCGCCCGATAAGCCCCGCGCTGTCGTGCCAGACCTCTCCGCCTCTCTGAGCGCGGCAACCAATCTCCTCAATTCTCTGAAAGGAAAGTGACCATGGACTTTGAAGCCCAAGTCAAGGAACTCAACGCCAGCCTCAAGGGCATTGGCGATCAGATCAAAAGCCAGGCCGAGGCGACCGAGAAGCAAATCAAGGCTTCCGGTGAAATGAATACCGAAACCCGAGCCAAGGTCGATGAACTGCTGACCAAGCAGGGCGAGCTTCAGGCGCGCCTGGGCGAGGCAGAGCAGAAACTGGTGAATGCAAGCCGGGATCGGAGTCATCAGGAAGAGCCGCAGAAATCGGTAGGCGCTCTCGTGATCGAGAGCGAAGAAATGAAGGACATGAACTCGTCCTTCCGTGGTTCCCGCCGTGTCTCCGTGCCGCGCGCGGCCATCACCACCGCAACCGGCGGTGACCTGGTGCAGACTCAGCGCTTGCCGGGGATCATTGCCCCGCCTCAGCGCCGACTGACCGTCCGCGACCTGGTCGCGCCAGGTACCACCGAATCGAACTCCATCGAGTACGTCCGTGAAACCGGCTTCGTCAACAACGCCCGCACTGTGGCGGAGAACACTGCCAAGCCGTACTCCGACCTGACCTTCGGCCTGGCCACGGCGAACGTGCGGACCATCGCCCATTTGTTCAAAGCCAGCCGCCAGATGCTGGACGACGCCAAGGCACTGCAGAGCTATATCGACGGTCGTGCACGCTACGGCCTCACCATGGCGGAAGAAGCTCAATTGCTTTACGGCAACGGCACTGGCGTGAACCTGCAGGGCCTCATGACCGTTGCTCAACTGTACGCCGCCCCGGCTGGTGTAGCTGTAGTGGGCGAGCAGCGCATTGACCGCCTGCGCCTGGCGCTGCTGCAGGCCGAACTGGCCGAGT